TTCCCAAATTTTGTTTGGTACATAGTCGATGCGTCCGCTTGATTGGCGTCCTGGCATGAAGAACGATTTGGACATGTTTCCGAAATACGATTTCTCTAGCGCAATAGCAATCTTGTCTTCTTCAAGGAGTGATTGGGAGAAGATTGATTGTGCTTCTTGTACGCGGAAGTCTACGGTTGCTGACAACACGGATTCGCCACGGCGACCAGTACGAATGTTGGTACCTGATTCGCCACCGAACTCTGCAGGGATTGCACCTTCAAGACGCTCTTGGCGTTCCAAGCGGTCTAGGGCAACATCGGTTTTGTATCCAGGGTTTGATTGCAACTGTTGAATGTCGCCACCCTTAACAACACCAAGTTGTCCTGTCTTGCCATCGGCAATCTGCAAGATTTCTGGGTTCTCGCCTGGGCGTGCTACGAGGTATTCGTCTGGGAAAATGCCGCGTTCGATTGCGATTTCGGTGAGTGCTTGCAAACGAGCACGTGTGTAGTACATGCCCATGACACCGTCGAACTGTCCTTTTGGTAGGTCAAGGGTGATGCGTTGTGGTACGACTGCTAGTGGAATTCCTGCACGGTTAGGGATGCGTTCTAGTTCTACAACTTCTAAACCTGAGCGTTCCTCTGGTGAAAGTGTTTCGGTGTTTTCTGGTCCCATGACACAGCAAACGATTTCGTTCTCATCAACATATTCGAGGATTACGTATTGAGTGTCGAAGCGTACTTTGCCCATGCGCAGGCGTCCGATGACTTGTTCTCCGTAGTTGGAGATAAGCCATGATGCTGGCTTGAGATAGGTGAAGATGCAGTCGTCTGGGACTAGGTTATCTGGGTCGTCCGATGGTGCTGCGTATGTGTCTAGTGGGTTTCGTACTGACCATTTTGGTAAAAGGTTCTTGAAATCTGGGCGCAGCATAACTGGGCTTGACGAGTATGCAAGAAGGTGACGTGCGCGGCGTCGCATTTTCAAATCCATTTTGTTTGTATCCCACATGGATAGGATTGCTTTGCGGCGGGTGCGTGATAGTTCTTTGCTTCGCTCGTTGCCTTCTTTTACAGGCGGGAAGTATGGCATCGGCATCGTGGATGCGACACGCATAGACGTTTGGTCCAAGCCTTGTACGAGTAGGTTGGCTGTTGATGTGCGTGCGTTGCGGTCTAACTCGTTCAACGGTACGATGACGTCGCCGTTGGCTAGGTCGCGGACGCGGCGCATTTGTGCGAGCACTGGTCCTTGTGTTTCTCGACGTGATTTGTAGAGACTTACAATTTCTTCGACGGTAATTGCCACTAATCAACCTTTGCGATGTTAAACCTGGTGGTTATAGCATACACAAGTGTTATATCCATGAGGGTCGCCACTGTCTTGGTGGACGTTTTATTGTGGTGAGGTTCGGTGCATGCAGACATGCGAACCATAACGCCATTGCTAGGTCGGTTCCGTTCTTTTTGTCGCGGGTCCACTTGCATAGTTCGTCTACAAGGGCAAGTGTTTTCCAGTTTCCGCGCATTGTTGGTAGTCGTAGTGCGCCTGAGCGTGCAAGTGTTGGGATGATTGCTTCGATTCCTAGGTTTTGGTCTAGTTTGTTGCGGGCTGTGGTATGCGGGAGGATGTTGACACCCCATTTGGCTGTCCATTTGCGCACAAAGTCGTGTTGGAGTAGGAATCGTTGGGCTGCGTTGATTTCCACGATGATGTGGGACACGGGATAGCCGAGGTATTGGGCGCGTTCGCACCATTCTTGGAGTATTCCTGTGAATGAACCGTCGGTTGTGTTGTATCCGAGGAGGTTTTCTGCTGTGAGTTTGGTTCTTTGGATGTCTACGATGTGATACAGGTTGTGTTCTGGCTGGTAGAGCATCCAGATGAGTCCCCAGAATTGGGTTGGGGATGGGTCAATGCTGATGATGGAGATGACTGGGGCGCGTAATCCTGGTGGGATGTGTTCTGGTAGACGCTCGTTGTCTATGCACCCTGAGTAGAGTACGCCGTCTTGTCCTAGTCCGCCTGTAATCCATGTTCTATCAACAAGATATGTTTCGTCTGCGAGGTCTTCTTGTTGGTAGATGACGCGGAAGCGCTCATTGTTTGAAGAACGGAGATACGAGAGGTCTTTCCACGAAAGCCTTTTGGGGTCAAGTAGCGGTCCATCAGGGTAAGCAGGCGAGTCAAGACGCCTGGATTTAGGACCAGTATCCAGGTCTTCGTAGTACGCCTTGTAAATAATATGCTTATATTTTTGTTTCTTGGTTGGTTCAGGCTTCTCAAGCACATTGGTAGTTGTGACATCTTCGCCATCATAGTCATCTTCGTCGAGGTCATACGTTACTTTGTTGAGACAGTGGGCATAGAGGTCGCCTGAGCCGAGGCGTTGTCCGACTACTACGAGTGTGCCGCCTGGGTCTACGCGTGCTTCTGCCATTGAGTCCCAGCGTTCTAGGAGTTTGTCGCGGGCTGTGGATTCGCGTGCGTTTTCGGTGGAGGCTACGTCGTCAAAGAGGCAGAGGTCTGCACGGTGTCCGATGAATTCTGCGTCTATTCCGTATGCACGGACGGTTGGTTCTTTGTTGTCTAGCCCGTTGCCGTCTAGTTGTTCTACGATGAATTCTTCAGCACGCCATAGCGCACCTTTGTCTGCTGGTTTGAATCTTCCGTAGTCGATAGAGAGGCAGCCCAGTGCGTCTTGGGCTAAACCTTTCTTGGCTAGTTCTGTGTCAGCAAGCATAGGGTTGGGGCGTTCTAGGGTTTCGCGGATACGTCGGGAGTACATTTTGGCTAGGTTTTGGTTGGCGGAGCCGATGAGTACACGGATGGCACGGTTCTTCACGATTGCCCATACAGCAACATCGTGGAACAGGGTTGATTTTCCTGCACCTGGTGGGACGTTGAGGCAGATGAATTCTTTTTCTTCACTGTCTAGTGACATAACTATTTCTAGGGCGGCTTCTACTTGCCATGGTGCGGAGACTCGTCCTAGGTAGTGTTCTCTAAAGAATTGGAAGTCGTCTAGTCCCCTACGTGCTTCTGGGGTGAGACGGTCTAACGGTATGGCTGGTGGTAGGTCTGCTGCTTCAGCGAGGTCCATTGCGTCTTCCCATTGGACGCCACCTTGTCTGCGGGTGTGTTTGGTGAGTTCGATTGCTGCGACATCTGCGTTTGCTTTGGCTACTTTAGATTTCTTTATCCAGTTGTAACCTGTGTTGGGGTGTACACCTGCGATGCGGCATGCGTCTAACGTTGTGTGTCCTGAGTGGATTGCTTGCCAGAAACGTGCTTTGTCGTTTGCTGGGACCTTGCGAATTCCCTGTGCCATGTTCCCCTTAGTCTATACAGACTGTTTATTTGCGGCGGGTATCTTTCTTATTTTTTGGTTTGTTTGCAACCGTTGCAGCGATGCCAGTGTTCTTGGCTACGTTGCTTACAGCACGTGATGTTACTGCGGACATCTCTCGTCTTACGGCAGGTGCAATTTCGTTGGCACGATTTTCAGCAATCTTGGTTAAACCTTTTGCTGCTGAAGATGTCTCACTCTTAGTCATAATTTTGGTTGAGGCAAGGGTTTTACCAAACGGCGTACTGGCTGTATACACTGTTCCACCAGGACCTATTGATTTTGGTACGAGTTTTTCGAATGCTACCTTGCCAGCAATTTGTCCTGACACTCTTCCTGTAACTGCTCCTAATGCTGCTCCCAATACTCTGCCCGCACCAGCAGCAGCAACGTTTGTTGCTACGTCTACGGCAGCGGTTTTGGCTACTGCTTTTGGACCTTGTTTTGCTGCATTGAAGTATTTGAGGTTTTGTGAAACGATTGGCACATTGGATACACCTTTGGCAACTTTGTCTTTGAAGTCTGCGAGGCTGTCGTTCCAGTCGATTGACGGCTTAGAATTTTTCTTTGTTGCCATGTTGCAAAGAATAACATAAACTGCTACTCTCTTGTTCAACTTCACAAGTCGTCACTGTCGGGAGATAGCGATGCACGCATGGCTGTACACCTGTTGCAAGGTGCGGGGCGTAAACAGGGGAACCTGGGTTGATACCTATTCTTTGAAGTAGGTAAGCAGCGTGATGAACGTCATCTCATCGAATCAAGGTGTCGGCTGAAATTAGCCACGGCGACCTTCCGCGGGGGCGGGAACTGTGGGGGAGGCACTCTTATGCTGTTTCGACATTGCATCCAACGGCAGTGAAACCATCTAGCGCGCCCTAGCGGGCTTGCTCGCAGGGAACAAGGAGCAATGTCACTGACGTCTGACACCCTCGTTCAGTGCTTCTTTTTTTTCTGTTTTTTTCTTTCCCCAAATGGCGCCGTTGTATAACACTTGCCAACAAAAAC